AATTTTCAATCTACCAAATCTCCCGTGAAAAAAATTTTTGAGGTGTTCTTCTCAAGTTCGGGATTGTAGATGATGGTGAGCTTGGGGAAGTAGACCTTCGTGTCATCCTTTACCCCTCCCCATTCCTTGAGGGCATCCATTGAGAACTTGACTGCCATAATGCAATTGTCAATGTCGTAGCCAAGATTTGTTTCCAGGCGAACGGCTACGCTCTTAAACTCAAACTTGTCGTACTGATCTAACTGCTCAAGCACTTCGGCTTTGAACTTGTCCTTTGCCTTTTTCCTGATCGCCCAATGCTTACTTGCATAGAAGGCGTTTAGGCTTGGGACTTTGCCTATCTCAACGCTTATATCCACAGCGTTCAGCGAAGTGGGGATCAAGGTCATAGATTTGAGATAGGTATTCTTGCTCTTTTTTTAGAGCCTCTTGTCGTGCTTCGTATGTTGGTTCACAGTTAGCGAACAACATCGCAGCAGAGTGAAGGAGATTGTCAATCTTCCTTTTCGTTGACTTGTTGGTATAGTAATGCCATTCCATCGGATTTGTGTTTTGCTGATGCATTATGGAACTCAAAGTATTCAAGGTGGTTAGCGGACTTGTGGGTTTGGTGTTCTAACTCACGCTGAAGGTGAGCAATGGCTTTCTTGATGTCTTGGGTGATTGGATTGTTGGGTTTCTTACCAGCTCGTAGGAGGTAGGTGATAGCCGTTCCAAGATTGTAGTTGTCTTCCTGGAAATCCAACACAACATCAAAAGCCTCAATGGACTTGTACTTACCGATGTAGTATTTAGGAGTCTTGCTCATTGGAAGCAAAGTTAGGATTTTCTTCCCAATAGATGAAATGCCATCCTTGATGATCGTTAGGAGTTGTTTTTTGCTCTCGCTCTTTTTCTTGTTCGTTCTTCATCTGCATCAAGTGGATAATCCATAAAACCAAAATGTGATAGGAAAGGATTTTGATAGTCATCGGGTATCTCACCTCTTTCTATCTGATCCCATTTCTTTCTCAACTCTTTCTTTGTCATAGTTAGTTATTAACTCTACTAAACTACTAACTATAACTATAACTAAACTAATAATATATTAACTATTATAGTTAATTACTACTACCAACTAACTTAACTATCTCTACCCCCCTTATATTCCCCCCTTCTCTTTTTTCTTTGATTTAAGAGGGTTTCTCCCATTGACCCATACGCACATACCACTCTGCTATGTTGAGTGGCTTAAAACGCACGAAAAGCACCTTAAATTAACTTTTGGACTACTGTTCGGACAATGACCAGGAGGCATAGAATAGCGATAGTCCATCCAACCAAACCTTCCCACCCCATCTTCTTATCCTCTTTAGGTTTGGATTGGACAATCTTCACTTGGGTAACAGTAACTGTGTCGGAGGGGCAGTCAGCCTCCACCTTGACATAGTTGTCACGATATTCAATCTTTAGCTTTACTCGGTCTTGGTAGATGGTCGTGTCTTTGAATAGGGTTAGCGTGTCTACCAGCCTTCGCTCTTTGGTTACTACAACTGTGTCCCTTACAATCACACTCTCTTGGTGAGGTTTCGCAATACCGCATCCACTAACTACCGCAAGAGTCGCAATCAGGATTGTCAATGCTACAAAGCGGATTGACGGGTAGTTCTTCCAAGTCGTTGAGCCAATCATCAAAAGGGGAGGTATTTTGTTCGTCCATTCTGCTTTACTGCTTTGAGTATTTGATTTCTATTCTTTCCGTAGTTGTAACTGATGTGAATCCACGCTGGATTCTTCTCATCCCCAAACTCCCAAATCAGTTGATCAAAGTTTAGGTTGGCCTTAATCCAAGCAAAGACCTCGCCATTGCGCTCTCCAAAATCTATATCACTCGCCTTTCCCTCGCAATGTTGCGAACGGCTACTACCGCCAATGGCTTTATTTAGAGCGGGTACGCGCAGCCCCGATGTGATGCGTGTAGCTCCAAACTCCTCACGAATGGGTTGAAGCACCTTCTCGCATAACTCCTGGAGGTTTTCAAGTTGGATAGGATCAGGCGTGTTGTCAATACCTAAACGCTTTGCCGTTTGACTCTTGGTTAATTCGGCTAATGTGAAGTTCTTTGAAAGGTTCATCGTCCTTGTCCTCTATATTTCTTCTTGTAATTCTTGCTTGACTTGTTGTCAGAAGCCTTTTTAGCGTGTTTCCTGCGCTTTTTGCTCTTGGAGATGTATGAACTTACATTTTGGAATTTTGAGGCCATTAGAAACGATTTATTGCATCTTGGATATCAAGGTGGTGGGTGTGGAGTTGCATATCAATACCTGCCTCCCAACGCCACATCTCCTTTCCATCCCGAAAGAGAATTAGAGTAGGAACGCTCTTAATCTTATACTTTTCCTTGAATTGGGGTTTGGATTCTATGTCCACTCGGTACAACTTTGCACCCGTCAACTTACCCAAGTCCTTGTAGCCGTTCTTTGCGTTGAATCCTGCATTGAACTCTATCACGCTCTTGCCTTCGGGCTGATAGGTGAAGGATAGCAAAAGGAACGATGCTACCAACCAAGCCCTCATCGGATTTCGTATAGACGGGTTTCAATCTTATCAAGTTGAGCCTTGATGTCCTCAATGTTCTTGGCGTTGGTCATAATGGTTTCACGCACCAAGTTGTCCTTGAGTTCAAATTCCACACGAGATACTGCGGGTTCGGGCAAGGTCTTGGCTACTTCAATCTCGGCTTGTAGGTCATAATACATTCCCACGCCTACTGATACACCAATAGCCAAAGCGATTAAGGTCTTGATGCTAACACCCAAAACAGTGTCCTCACCTACTTCCTTGAAGACTCCATTGCCCTCGTACTCTTTCATTTCTTCGCAAATTTTTCAAGTCCAGCGATCCCAAAGCTACCAAGCGTAATGATCAGAAACGAATTGTAGATGAATTCATTGACCACAAGGTCTTTGCCAATCCATCCCGTGATGACATCCGCCAACATAACAAGAACCATAATCAAGAACGAACAAGCACCAAGAATCGTCTTCTCGTTGTACTTGTTATCGTCCTTGAAAATCTCTATCCAACTCATAATTCAGTCGGAGGCGTGGGAGGTTGACAATAGGCTGCACTTGGGTTCGCTGCACAATAGTCCAAAGCATACTGCTCCGCCCATCCCGCGAAGATGTGAACGCCACAAGGTTCGGGCCACACGACATAGGATGCGAATGATGTGGTGGCTGGTTGGTCAGTCCATAGGATGTCAACGGCATACTTTGGAGATTCTACCTCACAAACGCGGTTGCCTTCGGCATCCGTTCCCCATTGTGTGCATAGGTGGCCTAACTCTACCACCGCGATAACTTTGGAGGCATCCCAAGAGGTGTTGCCCTCTGCATCGGTGGTTTCAATCTTTTTCTTTGCAGCCTCCCATTGTGAGGGAGTGAATTCGTATTTTCTAAAGGTTGCCATATTCTTATGCGGTTAAGGTTGCAAGGTCTGCGTTTGAAAGGCGGGTCGTGAACAAAAGCACTTGCTTTGTTCTGTTAAATGAAGGCCCGACACCCGTATTTCCTAATTGAATTCGTGTCATTGTTGGAATGGTGCAAGATGTATCGGTTGTTCCTACTTGTGTTCCGTTTACAAAAAATGCGCAGTTGTTATTTGCATAACCCAAAGCCATTTTTACCACTCCAACACTCCAAGATGCTTCGGGCAATATGAAACTTGCTTGAGCCACACTATTGTCAAAAATATCACACGCAATACGGCCATCTGCAACTTTGTACAAATAAATAGTATCACCAAATCCGCCATTGTCTAAATTCAAAAGGTCATCGCTACCCGTTGCAGTTTTTTCTTTGACATCAATCTCCCAATAAATGCTTCCTTCGGTTTGGCCTATAATAGCCGAAGCCCCCGTCTTTTGAGCCAAGTCAACCACACGGGTCACCGCAGTTGATAGGGTGGGGATGTACGAGGTGGCGTAGGCTCCCGCCTCAAGTTGTGCGCCCCAAATGTATACGCCACTTGTGCCGTCCCCCGTGTGAATTATTTCCGTCCCGTTTGCTGAAGTTGCAATAAGAGCAAAAGCAGCGGGCCAAGATGCTGAACTAACAGCACAACGATACCATCCGTTCCCGTAGTCATCTATTTTAGCGGTAAGGGTGGATGTATTTTGTGAAATTGTGCCGTTTGTTAAATTAAAATATACGCCACTTATGTTTAGATTGTCCGCACCTAAAAAAATATAATTATATCCACCCGCTTTTGCAAAGACACTAAAACTTTGCGCAGTGCTTGCAGTTGCGCTCCGTAGAGTAAAGTGGTCGTTTGATGAAGTGTCTGGGACTAACAAGTCGGCATCACTATATCCAGCGGGCGAGGTTGTGTTATTTGCAGTAATTGAACTGCGTACTTTAGTCCAAGCCGCATTGTCAAAGGACTCCGAGAATGTAATAGCGTTTGTTCGTTGTGGCTCAAGGAGCAATGAAGGACAAGAAGCCCCCCCCGAATAGTCAAGGCGAGGCAATCCACTCACGGGGCCTACGCTCACCGCTGAAGATGTGGTCGCGATGTAGTCCGTTGGTACTCCATATTCAAGTTGTGCGCCAAAAAAATACGCTCCGCTTGTGCCATCTCCAGCGTAAGAAGTTCCCGAACCATTGTCGTAAACAAAATAATATTGGAAAACATTTGGAGAACCCGCTTGGGTTTTCCAAGTCATTTTCAAATGATACCATCCATTCGCTAACGCCTCAACACTACCGACGGGGTTTCCCGATGCCGAAATGGTAGAAAAAGAGCCATCCGATAGGTTAAAAATTATTTTTGGGTTGTTGGAACCATCGTAGCCCTCTAACATTACATAGTTATAGCCATTCGCTTTTGCATAAATACTTTGCGAAACCTCCGTATTTGCGGACATTGCCAATGAGGTGCTTCGCAAGTAGTGACTACCAGTACTTGTATTTGGCGTGATTGTTGTCGCGGTACTTGCACCATTAACGGGATTTGCGATGCTATTCGCGGAAAGGTTAACAAAACCCTTTGTCCAATAGGCATTTGTATAGTCCTCGCTATACAAGGACTCGTTCGTCCGCACTTTCTCCACCAAACCCGAACTATTGACACGGGTCGCGCTTGAGGCTCGGCTGAATGTCAAATCGCCCGAACCATCTATCGGCTTGACACTATATACTTTTTGGTCTTTATAGCCACTCGGAATCATTACGAGTGAGGCATCATCAAAATAACTCATCAGTTCAAATTAAATAATTGTTCAACAAGGCAGTCTCGGCCTTCAAGCGTAGCCCCATCATCAGTCATTCTCAAAATGTAGGTGTCCCACAATTCATAATAGTTATCCTCTCCCAAATCTTGCAGAGCAGCCACCAAACAATCGTAGCCCTCTAATACGCCTCCATCAGCCTCAACACGCTCTTGAAACGCAATAGCAATGTCATTAGAAGGAGCGAAGCAAGGAGGTGCGCTTTCGTTTTGGATAGATAGCGTAGTGCGGTCGGTATCTCCCCACCAACTACTACAATAGATATCTCCCCAACTGATTAGATTACTCATCTTTTGCTTCTTCCTT